GCTTGAGCCGCAGCTTGATAGCGTCCAGCGAGAGAAGAACTCCCAGCAGGGCATCTCCGAAGGGACGATGAACCCTGATGATCGTGATCGTGAGATCTACGAGTGATACTGCGAACTGGACATTCAGGGCTTTGAGCATCGCTACAAGGGCAAGCACTCTGGCCTTGAGATCCCGTATCGCGTGACGATTGATGTCTCGACCAAGCAGATCCTGTCCGTCGTTCGCAACTACGACGAAGAGGATGGTGATCTTCCCGAAGCACGACAGGTGTTCGTGAAGTACCAGTTCGTTCCGGGCATGGGCTTCTACGACATTGGCCTGCTGCACATTCTCGGGAACACGACCAATGCGATGACTGCTGCTTGGCGCGAACTGCTGGACGCTGGGATGTACGCGAACTTCCCCGGCTTCCTCATGGCAGACACGGGTGCGCGCCAGAACACCAATATCTTCCGTGTTCCTCCGGGTGGTGGTGCGCTGGTGAAGACCGGCGGGCTGCCTATCAGTCAGGCTGTGATGCCGCTGCCGTACAAGGAGCCGAGCGGTGCGCTGATGAACCTCGTCCAGAACATGGGCGAGACGGGCGCGAGGGTCGGTGGAACGTCGGAGCTTGCCGTTGGCGAGGGGAAGGCCGATGCGCCGGTCGGCACGACGCTAGCCCTGATCGATCAGGCCACGAAGGTGATGAATGCCGTCCACAAGCGTATGCACAACGCGCAGGCTGAAGAGTTCCAGCTTCTGGTGAGGTGCTTCCGCGAGCATCCTGAGAGCTTCTGGCAGCGATGCAAGAAGCCAAGCATCGAGTGGAACGAGCAGACGTTCGTGCAGGCTCTGAACGATTGCGAGCTTGTGCCGCAGGCTGATCCCAACACGGCCAGCCATACGCAGCGTGTAATGAAGGTCATGGCGTTGAAGCAGCTTCAGGCTGCTAATCCCAACATGTACGATCCCGTTGCGATTGACACGGAAGCCCTGAAGACGATTGGCTGGAGCAACCCCGAGCAGTTCCTGATCCCGATGGAAGCTCAGGGCAGGCCGCATCCTGAACTGATCGAGAAGATGGAGCGCCTGAAGATCGACAAGCAGAAGGCTGACGCCGACACGATGCGCGCGCAGGCTGATGTTCAGGGGCAGATGGAGAAGCTCCAGCTTGAGAACGCGAAGACGCAGATCGACGCGCACAGCAAGGTCACGAAGACGAACATCGATGCCGAGAAGGCGAAGGCTGAGATGGGCTACTCCGAGGCTGATCTGGAGAGCAAGAAGGAAGATCGCCTGTCGAAGGAGCGCGTACAGCTTATCGACCTCGCCCAGAACCTCGCCGTCCACCCCGAGAGCGCCGGTCTGGTGGCTCCGCTGATCCGTCCTGCTCTGAACGAGCTTGCGACTGACAAGAGCGTCGGTGGCGTCTGATGGCTGACGATGATGACATCGGCAATGCCATCAGGATTGCCAAGAGCGGAGCATCTACAGTCGATTCTCCAGCTCAAAAGATGATGTCCGAGTACAAAGATGACACTTGGGATCATCCTTTTGATAGCAGGTCTAGGCTTTTGAACACTCAAACAGGGCTGGAACCTAGGTCTGACTTTGCTGAAATTGAAATGGGAAAGTCTGGAGATGACGAAATTCATGTAAATTCTATCAAAGCGTTGACAAAAAGGCGCGGACAGGGGACTCAGGCGCTTCAATACATCAAAAATCTCGCTGATAAGCATGGAGTTACGATTACTGGACATGCAAAACCATACGGTTCTGGCGGAATGAACGCAAAAGACCTGAAAGATTGGTACAAAAGGCATGGATTTTCTATCAATAGGTCTGGTGACATGATCAGGAAGCCTCAAAAGGGCTGATAGGCGGGAGTTTTCGATGAACTACGACCAGATCATCCGCAATGCCCTGCGACTTGCGAAGGCTCCTCGCAGGTTTGCCTCTGGTGGAGAGGTTGTTCCCAAGAAAATGGGAACTTCTCCCATCCCAAAGGGTATGGTTCGTCGTTTTCATGTTACTGGATCTCAAAATATTGATGATATCAAGAAGAATGGTCTCACCATGCAAAAGGCTCGCGGCATTGAGGGGCCAAAAGCAATCTATTCTTGGCCCGATGAAGATAGTGCAAGGTCATATGCCGGGCCTTACGGCTCAATAGTTGAGTTCTACGACCATCCCGAAAACTATGATAGCCATCGATTTGGCCGACTTGGTGATGTTCCAAAGGATCAGATTCTGGCAATCCATGAGCCGTGGCACGAAAGATACCGATATGCACTTGAGGAAAATATTCCCTCAACGGTATTGAGGGATGCTGGCGGTCCAGATTACGAAAAAGCTGCTGATGCTCTTGATAAGAGCCGGGGATATGCTCTTGGCGGGGAGGCAGATTCCAAGGACATCTCGCCATCCATCTCAAATCCCGTCTCCGTCTTCCCCAAGCCACAGAGGATGTTTCCCTCTGATGCACCTGTCCCCGGTGGTCAGTATCTGGGAATGCCTGACAAGCAGGACATGACCGGCCACAAGTCTGCCGTGGCGTCGATTGGTGTCCATCCCGGCGGCAAGCCCTACTTCAATGCATCGAAGGACGCTGTTGATCAGACCGGGACCGCTGGAAAGGCGAAGACCAAGACGAACCTGTTCAAGCAGAAGGCTGGCTGGTCTTGGCAGAACGCGCCAGAGGGGCATGAGGACACGAACACGATTGTGTCTGTCGAGCATCGCGGCAAGCACTACTACGCTCTGAACGCTCATTTCCCGAAGGGAGTGGACTTCGCGAGGTACGAGAAGGCCAAGAGCGAGCCTCGACTGCGTCCGACAACGACCGGGGATGTATTCCTTGGTCCGCAGGCAGGGACGATCAGCGTCAGGGGCAAGGAGCATCCCGTCTATCATCATGTTGTGGTGAAGGCTGATGGTGGAGCGGTCGGCTATGCCTCTGGCGGGGACGTAGACCAGCCTCGTCAGCTAGATGACCGTGGCTTCTACAGCGCAGCAGCCGAAGCTGCCCGTTCCCTCCCCCAAGCCAAGGGCAGTCCATCCCAGATGATGGCTACCATGAAGGGGGTGAAGCCCTCCGAGCTTGAGTGGTCCGGTGCCGGGAAGGCTTTTGCCAACCAGAAGACCGTGACCAGAGACGATCTGGCGCAGCATTTTGAGCAGAATGTCCCTAAGATCACCGAAACTGTTCTTGGTGGAAATGCTAATGCCAATCCTAGAACAAAATATCAGGATTACACACTAGGAAATACTTATGGAAACGAAATTCCAAGGGATCGAAACTATAGAGAAATTTTGCTTGGTCTTGATAATCCAAAAATACTTCATCAATCAAGTCATTGGGACGAACCCAATGTAATTGCCCACCTGCGAATGCAAGATCGCGGCCCTAACAATGACGTTCTTCACCTTGAAGAGCTTCAATCCGATTGGGCGCAAAAGGGAAGAGATGAAGGATTTTTTACCAAAGAGGATCTTATCAAAAGAGAAGCAGCAAAAAAGTCTTTTGAAGAATATTCAAAAGAATTAGCAGATAAATACGGTCTAAATCCAAGGTTAAATCTTGCGATGTACAGGAGCATTGCGGGAATGCACGACTCAGAAGTTGAAAAATATGAACAACTTCAGAGGGAAGCAATTATTACTGGTGCAATTATAAAAAATAAAAAAATCAACCCCGCTCCATACGTCACTAACACCGATCATTGGACCGAGCTTGCCCTTAAGCGCGCTCTGATCGAGGCCGCGCGCGGCGGCTACAACAAGCTCGTCTGGACTCCGGGTGAGGAGCAGGCGAAGAGGTACAGTCTTGGGAATTATGCGGATAAAATTAAATATAGTCCAGAGGGAGAAACACTTAGAGGATATAAAAATGGTGAAATGATTTTTGCCAAAGCAGGTGTAAAACAAGATAGCTTGCATGAGCATATTGGAATGGAGCTTGCTGATGAAATTATGCAGCACCGCAATTCAGTAGAAGAAAATGGAAGAGTTTTTCATGAATTGACCGGTCAACAGTTGTTCATGGGCGGAAAGGGCATGACTGAGTATTACGGCAAGATTCTACCCAATGCTCTTCGTCGTGTTCTAAAGCCCCATACAAACAAGATCCAGCCGACCTCCCATGTCGTTAAGGACAACGATGGAAATGACGTTACTCTCCCCGGCATTGAGATCACTCCAGAGATGCGCGATTCGATCCTGAAGAAGGGCTTCTCGCATTACGCTCATGGTGGTGAGGTGCGCCAGCACTTTGAGGTTGGTGGTGGTGCAGAGGGTGGAGACTCGGGCGGCGACGATTCGTCCAATGGAGATGGGGACAGCTTCAGTTCCAACTCTGACATGGCGGATTTTGGCAGCCAGACGGAACGTGAAGATTCCAGTCCAGCCGCTCCATCCTACTCCCCGACAGATCAAGATCCCTCGATGCTTGGCGGGGCTACAGAGATGGCATTCTCTCCTCTCGGCTCCGGGTCACTTGGAGTTGGGGCTGGGCAAGTGAGCGGCAGCGTCCTTGGCAATGCCGAGCAGAACTTGAACACAGGGCCGGGGGTTGTTGGCTTCATCGGTGGATCGCCTCTTGGCGCTCTTGCGTATGCGATGGAGCAAATCAACAACACCTACTATGATGGCAAGGCTCGCGCCGATGTAGACCAGAACGTCGGTGGTCCATCGTCTGGTCAGAACCCAACTGCTGCGGATGTAGTGTATCCGCAGTCTGCAAATCCCTCTGGAGGTTTCAGGCTCTCCAGCGATGATGAAGAGACGCAGGCTGGCATGGTGAAGCCTGTTGCGTTCGCTCCTCCCGCTCCTCCGATGATGGCTTCTGGCGGGAAGGCACGAAATTCCCATCCCGTTCTTTCAATTCCCGGTGTACATATCAGGGAAGAGATCCACGGCAGGCCGATCTTCCTTGGAGACAGAAATGGATGACGATCAGGAAGCACCTCCTCCTCTCTCCGACAAGGAAACCAAGGATCTTGTCGGCAAGATTCAGTCTGTTCTGACGCCCGATCTTCTTAAGCCAAAGTACAGGAAGATGAGCGAAGGCGAGCATCCAACCTTCGGTCATTGTGGATCAGCTACTCAGGCCGCGTATTACATGCTTGGCGGAGAGGAAAGCGGTTACGTCCCTCAAGTTGCAAATCTAGGTGACGGCACGACTCATTGGTGGCTTCGACATCGCGATACGGGTCATGTGATTGACCCGACCAAGGAGCAATTCACCAGCAAGGGTAAGAAGCCCCCGTATGACCGTGGCCGGGGCTGTGGCTTCCCCAATCCCAACCCTGATGTTCCGTCCAAGCGAGGTCAGGAGATCATCAATCGCATCAGGGGCAGGGCTGCTAGGGCATCTGGCGGCTCCGTCGATGAATCCGACATCGCCTCTCCTCCCCCTGCGGAAGAGACAGGCATCGACGCTTATCACGGTTCTCCGCATGAATTTGAACAGTTCGACAGTTCCAAGATCGGCACCGGGGAGGGGGCGCAGGCTTATGGGCATGGGTTGTATTTTGCTGAGCATGAACCTATAGCAAAAGGATATAGAGATAGGCTATCACAAAGCGATGTACAAATTGGGAAATATTTTTACGATCCAGCGGCACTAATGCATTATTTAGAAAATCCAAAATCTCTTGATGACGAGATAAGAAAAAATTATGATATTCTCGAGAGAAACATAAAACTTTTTGAGAGAAACAATAGGGATTTTGGAGAAGCAGCAAAAGCAATTGATTTAATAGAAATAGACAAACTTGAACAGTTAAAAAAAATAGATTTAAGTAAAATTAATATTCCAAAAGGCCACATGTACGAGGTCCGCATCAACGCGCACCCGGATCACTTCCTTGATTGGGACAAGCCTCTAAGCGAGCATAAACCAGAGGTGCAAAAGGCACTTTCTGGACTTGATCCCTATGTCACATCAAGCGGAGAAAAGATTTGGAAAGAGTTGTCTAAACCAGCCTTTGCATCAACTCCAACAAATACACCTAAAGAAGCTGCGGATTGGTTAAGGAAACAAGGCATCGTAGGCATCAAGTACCTTGATGCCGGATCGCGCAGGGAAGGTAAGGGAACACACAACTACGTCGTGTTCGATGACAAGCTGATCAACATCAAGCGTCGCTATGAGATGGGCGGCGCGGTTCCTATGGCTTCTGGCGGGGAAACAGGAGATACTCAGAACATGCCCCAAGGCATCTCCCCTGAGCAGCAGAGCCTGCTCGACCAGCTTTCCCGAGCCATAGACGAGTCTGTGGCCAGCAGGACTACAACATCAACCGTTTGCAGGATGCTCTGAACAGGGTGCCTGCTGCGGCTCATGGCGGGGCTATGGGCTACGCCGAAGGCGGGGACGTAGAGAACAACCCTGCCGTCCAGAAGGCTCTGTCCCTGACCTCTGGCGTCAACACCCCGGCTCTCCACAGCACGTTTGGCCTTGAGAACCGCCCCTCTGCCATTGTCTCTCCTCGCCCCGGCAAGGGTGGTGGTCCTCCGATCACTCACAGGCCAGAGAACTTTGATCCTTCGTTGGTTACGGATCAGGAGCCTTGGACATACTCCACTCCTGACATCATTGGTGCGTCCAAGCCCCCGCCTGTTCAACACCCTGTGTTCAATGAACCTAGGATGAAGAACATCACTAGGCACACAGCAAAGATTTTTAACAATAAAAACTTTGCAAAAATTGTTAAGGAAATTACAGGTCTTGAAGGTGTTACCGCCACTCCGACTGTTGGAACTTGGCAAAAGGAGATGGAGCCTTCTTTCATCATTCATCATCCTGAGATGACATCTGACCATGCCAAGGCTCTCGCTCACCTTCTGGGATTTGGATTCCAGCAGGATGCAGCGGTACACACTTGGCACAACGATTCGACTGAGGATGGCATCCCAGCCCTTCTCATTGGCAACGGGAACAAGTTGACAAACAAAGACATTGATCGTATAGCTAAGCTAGCAAATCATCACGGAATTGACTTTACTGTAACTGCCGATGGAAAGGCTGCAAAGTTTCTTCATTTTGGTGATGAAAAGAGCTATCACGATTTTGCCGATAAAGTTGGCAATATTGCAGACTCTACTGGCATGAGCGAAAAGTATCATGCCAAAACTCAAGGAGACCTGATCTATGCGAAAGACTATCTCAATGGCATATTCGGAAAAGGTGGCGGCTCAGAAGGGGTTCAAGCCAGCCCCGAAAGATCACCCGATCTATTCCGAAGGATTGTCGATCACATTCTTGCACCATACTCGAAAGCCGTCGCATCAGAAGGCTATCGCCTCTCACCAGAAAGGCTCCAAGAGGCATACGGACTGACTGATGATGAGGCTGAGTATGTAAGGAAGGCAATGCGGCCTTCTGGCCGGGCAGACAGGACAACAATCCCCCTGATGACAGGAAAGGAGAAGTTGGATATCCGCCCCACAGGCAGCAGGGGGCAGCCTACTGTCGAAGACGCCTTGTATGCGCTTCAAAATCGAGCGGCAGCCAAGGGGCAAATTGATCCGGGCGACTACAGTAAGCAGGCAATGAACAAGATTGCCAGCGATATTGCGGAAGAAGTTAAGTATCACATGGATTCCAGCAATGCTGGAAACCAGAAATCTGCTATTGGATGGTATGATTCAGCCTTAAAAGCTGCAATGGGCAAGTATACAGATATCTTTCCGCAGCTTCTAAAAAATCAAGATGACAAAATGCTGTTTCATGCCATCCTTGGAATTACATCTCAGGGCAATGACGTTTATTCCAATTCAATAAATGCCGCTAGGGTGTTTTCTCTGATGAAAAATCAGGGAATGAGCCTTCCAAATGCGGTAAAGAAGCTTTCGGGAACTTTTGGAGCGCAAACAAACGCAATTGAGCAAAATCTACTGAAGCTCCACCATCTTTTGAATACAAATGGCTTCAATGCCATGCGGTCTTTTTTTAACAACAAGACAACTGTATCTCAGCTAAATAGCTTTTTGAGGAAAAATCCGCAATTCTTTGGTCCATCTGGCAATCCCCTTGAGGCTCAAGGCAAGGGTGATCAGATTGTATCTGGATGGTCTGTTTTTGGACCCAAAATTGGTTCGTTTATTAACAATCTGCATGGTGACTACTCTACCCTGACTGCCGATCTTTGGTTCTCCAGAACTTGGAACAGGCTTCTTGGTCATAATTTTGTACATACTCCCATAACTGAAGCAAAGCAGTATAGGGATCTTCGCGATGCGATGACTGCGGAACATGCTTATCACAACGGACTTCCGGCTGAACAGGCTCCTTATACAAAAAATGGGAAAATAGACACAAGCCGTAATTGGCTTCATGGTTCAGATTTGAAGGACATGAACCATGATGAGTTTAAAAATTTGATAAATGATCCAGAAGCCGTGCTTAATTTTGCAAAAGATGTGGCCGATAAGTACGCAGATAGTGGATATAAGGACAAATCTGACGTTAGGCGCAGGGCAAAGAATTGGATTGAAAACAGGGAAAAGCCTGTTGAGGCTCCAAGGGGAGATGAAGAGCGAGCCTTTCAGCAGAACACCGCCGAGCTTGCTCAAAAGCTTATAAAGAAGAGATACGGTGTAGATATCAGCATAGCTGATATTCAGGCCGCCTTGTGGTTTCACGAAAAGGAACTTTTCGACAAGCTTGGAGTTTCTTCCAAGAAAACCAAGCCTGCCGATTACGTTGATGCCGCTGACCAGACAATTGAGCTAATGAAGAACGGTCAACTCTTTCAGGCTCAGTCCAAGAAAAGGAAGGCCGAAAAGGCATCTGGCGGGTCAGTCGTTGACCAAGCCCTTCGTTTGGTGTCTAAATACAAGGCGCATCCAGATAGTGCCTTGTCCATGTCCAAGCACTTGATTCAGCGGGGACGCCCGTAAGGAGAAGACGAGATGTACCAGACTGCCAAGAAGGCTCGCGAAGCCATGAAGAGCAAGGCCAAGCGCCTTGCTTCTGATCGTCCGCTCCAGAAGGTTGATTCATCGACCTTCCGGCCCCCGGAGATGCTCAATGCCGATGTGAAGACGGGGCTGCGTCCTGTCTCGCGTCGAGCCTACAAGAGCGGCGGCAAGGTGGACGGCTCCTGCGGTCCCATGCGCGCGGATCGCAAGGCTCGCAAGTCTGGCGGCAAGACTGAGGCGACTGCTTACGCGAACGCGAAGGTCAATCGCAACGTGAAGGATGCCAACGAGGAGCGTGAGGGCATCAAGCATGTTGGCGGGATGAAGTCTGGTGGTCGCGCCAAGAAGTACAATGGCGGTCCTATGGCTGGGGCCAATCGCATGATGGCTGACGCCTCTCAGCGGGCTGGCGTTCCTTCTGCGATGCTTGGCTTCTCCGGTGTGAAGCGTGGCGCTCTGTCCCCGATTCGGGCTACCGGCCTGAAGAAGGGCGGCAAGGCTGATGACGCCGCGCAGGACAAGGCTCTGGTGAAGAAGGCTGTGCGGCAGCATGAGACGGCGCAGCATGGCGGCAAGCATTCTGAACTGAAGCTGCGTCGCGGTGGCTATGCCAAGAAGCAGGGTGGCGGCGGCCTCTACCTTACAGAAATGCCGCGCCTGACTCCTGCTGAACTGGAAATGCTTCGCAGGGGGCAAGATCCGTATGAGGGTGACACCACAAGGGGTCTGACCGACATGCCCAAGCGTGCTGGCAAGCCTACTCCGAGTGCTGGATCTGTTCTGACTGGCGCGGCGAGCATGTATCGCAAGGATGGCGGCAAGGTCCGCAAGGCTGATGGTGGCGGGGCTGGCAAGAGCGAGATTGAGCGTGTGCTTGAGCGCGCGCGCGCGGGCAATCCCGATCCCAAGACTCGCTACGTCAGCTACGCCAAGGAAGAGCGCCGTCCGAGCAAGCCTCCTTCTGCTCTCGATGAAGTCGATGAGGAAATTGCTGATACCCAGCGTGAAGCCAAGATGGAAGAGATGTACAAGGCTTTCCGCGCCAAGAAGGCTGCTGCGGCTCGACAGAAGGCGAAGGAGGAGTCCGAGCGCGACTCCAACGTGCGTGAGGGTCTCTCGCGTATGCCGATGTTCAAGCATGGCGGCGAGGCAAAGCGCACGGCTCGCGCTAGCGGTGGTCGCACGGGCAAGAAGGGCAAGGGCAAGACCAACATCAACATCGTGATCGATGCTGGTGGCGCGAAGGCTCCGGGCCTTGGTGCGATGCCTCCGCTGCCGATGCCGGGTGGTCGCCCTGTTCCGCCGCCGATGCCGGTTGGTGGTCCGGGCGCAGGCGCGCCGATGGGTCTGGGTGCTGGCCCGATGCCGCCTGCCGCGCCGCCTCCTGCGATGCCTGCTGGCCCGATGCCGATGGCTCGCAAGCACGGTGGTCGCACGATGCGTCGTGCCGGTGGCAAGGTCTATCGGAGCTACAAGGACATGGATGCTGGCGCGGGTTCCGGTCTCGGTCGCCTTGAGAAGACGGAGATCGCACGGAGGAACTGATCCGTCAGACCTTGTCTCCCGGCAAACTGACGGATCGGGGAGAGGATGTGAACCCCCCTCACATTCTCTCCCCAACAGACCTACATAGAGGGGGGACTGCGAGGGGGCAGTAATGTTGACGCATCAAGCGTTCTATCAGAATGAATTGAGGAAGAATTTGCTTGAGAGAATTGAGGTTGCAAAAGACAGCCTCGTCACATCTCACACAGCAATCGAACACGCCGACTACAAGTTCAGGGTTGGTGTTATTCACGGGCTTCAGGCTGCGCTTGAGGCGTGTGAAGAAGTTGAATCTGAACTAAACAAACGGTAGGGGGTATCATGCCGTACATGCGTATGACTCACGATGTCGATCCGACCAAGAAGATCCTCGATGAAATCGGTGATCTGTCTACAGTCGAGATCTTCAACAACCAGATCCTTGTTGGCGTCTATATTCGCCCGCAGAAGACCAAGAGTGGTCTCTATCTGTCGGACAAGACTACTGACGAGGACCGTTTTCAGTCGAAGGTCGGGCTGCTGCTGAAGGTTGGCTCTCGCGCTTTCGAGGAGAACGAAGAGGGATGGTTCAAGGGAGACAAGTTCAGCCTGCATGACTGGCTGGTCTTCCGTCCGTCCGATGGCTGGAGCATCACCGTGAATGGTGTTCTGTGCCGAATGCTTGCGGATACGCAGGTGAAGGGGCGCGTGAAGTTCCCCGATGAAGTTTGGTGAGGAGAAAGTCATGTCTGATCCGAAGGACGAACAGCTTGAGATCAATCTCGATGAGTCGGCAAAGGACACGGAGCCGAAGGTTGAGGTGAGCGACGATCCGGTGGTTGAAGCTGCGCCGGAACCCGATCCTGCTCCTGTCGAAGATCCCTTGAAGGCGATTGCAGAGCTTCGTGAGAAGCTTGAGGCAGAGCGTCGGGCGCGTATCGAAGCTGAAAATCGCGCGCGCATGGCGAGCAGCGAGGTTGATGACACCAATCTTCAGCTTGTGACTGGCGCGATTGAGACGATGCAGCGTGAGCAGGGCATCCTCAAAGGCCAGTTCAAGGAGGCGATGTCGGTTGGCGACTACGACAAGGCTGCTGAAATTCAGGAAGCCATGTCGAACAACGCCGCAAAGCTGCTTCAGCTTGAGAACGGCAAGGAGGCTATGAAGTCGAAGCCTCGTCAGGAGCCTGTTCAGAGGTCTTCTGATCCTGTCGAAGCGTTCGCATCTCAGCTTTCGCCTCGTTCTGCTGACTGGGTTCGCAAGAACCCGCAGTTCGTGACCGATCCGCGCCTCAATCAGAAGATGATTGCGGCTCACAACATCGCTCTTGCCGATGGTCATGTGCCGGATACTGACTCGTACTTCTCTGCCATCGAGGATACGCTCAGGATTCGACGCTCTGAACAGCCTCGCGCAGAGGAAACGACGGAGTCTCCCTTGTCTGCTGCTGCCAAACCTGTCGCTCGCTCTGTTCCGCCCGCTGCTGCACCCGCAAATCGCAGCGGAAATGGTCGTGCGAACGTCGTTCGACTTACGCGAGCGGAGGCTGACACGGCAAAGATGCTCGGCATGACCGAAACCGAGTACGCGAAGCACAAACTGGCCCTCCAAAAGGAGGGCAAGCTGCCCAATTGAGGAGATAGATCATGGAAAACGTCATCAATCCCGCTGCTCCGACCGTTTCCGAGGCTCCCCGCAGGCGCGGCAGGCCCCCGAGGACTGTCCAGAAGGTCGAGGAGACCGTCGAGGAGACTGTTGCAGCCGTGCCGAGGGCTGAGATGCGCTCCGAGGTGCGTGAGGAAGACCCGCGCGCCCGTGCTGCTCGTCGTGCAGCAGAGATCCGGGGTCATCTTGGCGACATGGATCAGGGTACGGACGAGTTCTACATCGACCCAACCCTCATTCCCGAGGGCTGGACGTATGAGTGGAAGCGGTTTCAGGTGCTGGGGCAGGAAGACGCCACGCATCAGGTTCATCTGGCGCGGATGGGCTGGGAAGTCGTTCCTGCTCGTCGCCATCCCGGCATGATGCCCTCGTCGTGGACCAAGGGAACCATCGAGCGCAAGGGAATGGTGCTGATGGAGCGTCCCACGGAGGTTGTCGAGGAAGCTCGTCGCATCCAGCAGAAGGTCGCCAAGGATCAGGTGCGCGCCAAGGAGGCCCAGATCGCCGGTACTCCTGATGGCACCATGACTCGCGACCATGTCCTTGCACGACCGAAGATCAACAAGAGCTATGAGCCGATCCCGATTCCGAAGGAGTAAATAGGCACTACAATGCTGACATGAAAAGGGGGGAGATTGATTTCTCCCCCCTTTACTTTTCTAACCAACCATGTGAATAGTTTTGAGCCTCCCCCGGTGAGGAGGTTTTTCATCCCGGTCATAAGTCGCCCCGGTGTGCGATGATGGACCTCCTGAAGAAGGAGAATCCGTTATGGCGAACACCAATGCGCCTTTCGGCTTCCGGCAGTATCAGGGGACTGGCTCTGCTCCGACGTATGAGCAGGTTCCCGTCAAGATTGCCTACAACGCGACGAACATCTTCTTTGGCGACCCGGTTGAGCCGGATGCCAACGGGTATGTGGTTCAGGGTGACGGCACGACAGCGGCTGCTGGCATTGCTGGCATCTTTGTCGGCTGTCAGTACCTCTCGGTCGCCCAGAAGCGCACCGTGTGGTCGAACTACTGGCCCGGCTCGGATGTCGCTTCGACGCAGACCGTCACGGGCTACATCGTCAATGATCCGAATGCCAAGTTCGTCGTCCAGTCGGACGCGACCGGCATCGTGCAGGGCGATGTGAACCTGAACGTCGCCTACACCATCGGCACCGGCAATACGTCGAGCGGCATCTCGGGCGCGTTCATCTCTGGCGCGAACACGACCAACACCCTGCCGTTCCGCATCGTCGGCCTGATCACCGACCCTCCGGGTTCGGCTGGCACGGAGAGTGGCGCGTACAACTGGGTGGTCGTTGCGTTCAACAACGTCGCCACCAAGTCCCTCACGGGCATCTGAGAGGAGTAAGCACCAATGGCTGTTAATCTTAGTGCCATCAAGGATCTGCTCCTCCCCGGCCTCCGTGGCATCGAGGGCAAGTACGAGCAGATCCCGTCGCAGTACGACAAGATCTTCACGAAGCATGAGTCGAAGATGGCTCTGGAGCGCACCGCTGAGATGCGCTTCCTTGGCCTCGCGCAGCTCAAGACTGAAGGTGGTCAGACTGCTTTCGACAACAGCGCGGGCGAGCGTTACGTCTACAATCAGGAGCATACCGAGATCGCTCTCGGGTATGCCATCACTCGCAAGGCGATTGATGACAACCTGTACAAGACGCAGTTCATGCCGTCGAACCTTGGTCTCATCGAGTCCTTCCAGCAGACCAAGGAGATCTATGGCGCGAACGTCCTGAACACCGCGACCACCTACAATGCGTCGATTGGTGGTGACGGCAAGGCTCTCGTCGCGAGCGACCATCCGATTGATGGTGGCACGGTTGCGAACACGCCTGCGACGCAGGTGGAACTCAACGAGTCCACCCTGCTCAACGGCATGATCGCTGTCCGCGCCAACTTCAAGGATCAGGCTGGCCTGAAGGTGTTTGCGCGCGCGCGCAAGCTCATCGTGCCGACTGCTCTGGAGCCGGTTGCGATCCGACTGACGAAGACGGAACTGCGTCCGGGTACCGCGGACAATGATGTGAACGCGATCCTTATGACTTCCGGTGGTCTGCCGGAAGGCTACATGGTCAGCGACTTCCTCACATCGTCTTCGGCTTGGTTCCTGCTCACGAACATTGACGGTCTCTCGTACATGGAGCGCGTCAAGTTTGAGTCGGACATGCAGGTCGATTTCGTCACGGACAACCTGCTGGTGAAGGGCTACGAGCGTTACAGCTTCGCCTACTACAACTGGCGAGCGATCTGGGCGTCGTTCCCGACCTGACCAAGGAGGGGGGCGGGGAAACTCGTCCCCCTTCGCACTCCGGGGAACCGGATCACGTTGACTGCCCCGGCAGACGCTGCACCGACAACGTGATCTCATCGTGCAGGAGACTTGAATGGCAACCACGACATTTACTGGCCCGGTCAAGGCTGGCGATGTTCTGAACACGACTGGCTCGACTGCCGGTACGGTGAAGAACGTCGGCTTCGTTGAGATGGTCCAGTCTGTGGCTATCACGCAGTCTGCAACGGCTGCTGCTACCACCATCTGCATCCCCGCCAACAGCCAGATCATCGACATCTCTGCGCTCGTCACGACGGGCTTCACGGGTGCTGCTGGCACTCTGAATGTTGGCACGACCTCCACCTCGACTGAGCTTGTCGCGGCGGCGAACTTCGACCTTGCGGCTGTTGGTCTTGCGAGTGCCTCTCCCGGCACGGACGCGACGCGCACAGCCAAGTGGATCGATGTCGGCACCACCGATGTCATCATCTACGTCAAGGCGGCGAACGCTCCGTCTGGCTCGACTGGCGCGGCGATCCTGACGGTTCGCTACGTTCAGGCTATCAATCTCACAGCGTGATCAGGAGAGAAACCATGAAGGGCAAGACTCAGAAGGGTGTGAAGGCGCAGCAGGATCTCCGTAGCGGGTTCTATGCTGGCGCGGGTTCCAACGTCGCTTCCGAGGCCAAGAGCAAGGCCGAGGGCTTCAAGCGTGGTGGCAAGGCGAAGCACATGGGCAAGGTCCACGGTGCCGCTGCGATGGCTCACGCTGGTCGCAAGCCGCGCAAGTCGGGTGGTGGCGTTTTCTCGTCCGCTGCCAAGGGTTCGATGCGCCCCGGCTTTGAGGGCTGAACTCCGACGATAGTCTGAACTTGAGCGGGGGCCTAGCGCCCCCGTTCTTGCATGGAGAGAGCGATGCCGGGTGCATGGACACGCAAGGAGGGGAAGAATCCCTCCGGTGGTCTGAACGAGAAGGGTCGTGCTTCTCTGCGCGCGCAGGGGCATGACATCAAGCGTCCGCAGCCCGAGGGTGGTTCGCGGCGCGATAGCTTTTGCGCCCGGATGACGGGCATGAAGCGCAAGCTGACAGGCTCTGCGAAGGCTGCTGATCCCAACAGCCGGATCAATAAGAGCCTGCGGGCTTGGAACTGCTGATGTCTGCCAAGCCTCAGAATTCAGGTCTCTGGGGCAGAGCCAAGGCTGCTGCTCGGGCCAAGTTTGATGTGTACCCTTCTGCCTATGCCAACGCATGGGCATCGAAGTGGTACAAGTCGCATGGCGGCAAGTGGTCTGGCTCGGACAACCGTGTCGCCAAGGCGTCTGGAGGCGGGCTAGGAAAGTGGTTCGCTGAAGACTGGCGAGATGTGAAGACCGGCAAGGAATGTGGTAGGATCGAAGGAGAGAAGGGCAAGCGTCCGTATCCTGCCTGCCGTCCTGCCTCTGCTGCTTCGTCCATGACGAGCGCAGAGAAGAGGACGATGGCACGAAAGAAGACCGGCCCCGCTCGCAGATCGTGGCCTGTTTCTCCCTCTGGAGAGAAGAAGGAAGACTGAAATGCAGCTTATCAGTACATCCGTGACAGGTGTCGGCAGTAGCTCTGTCGAGGCTGTGTCCTACTTCACGAACCCGTTCAACATCGGTCTTGCTGCGGTTCTCACCGGGACAGCGACGTTCACGGTCGAGTACTCCCTCGATGATCCGATGGAGTACGGATATTCTGCCTCCAGCGCAAACTGGTTCCCCGTGACTGGCCTCTCCAGCGTGTCGGCATCGACGGCTGCTGCCCTGACGGTTCCCTGTCGCGCAGTTCGCGTGACGATTGCTTCTGGCACGGGTGCTGTTACTCTCTACGTCCAGCAGGCTGGCGTTCGCTAAGAGGTAGCCATGTCCACCAGCGGCACATACACCTTCAATCCGTCGCTGGGCGAACTGACCCTGTATGCGTTCAACCTGTGTGGGATCAGGAACACAGCCCTGCTTCAGGAACACATGGAATCGGCTCGGATGGCATCGAACCTGATGCTGTCCCGCTGGTCCAACCAAGGTGTGAACCTGTGGAAGGTTGATCTCGTCACGCAGGCTCTGACAACTGGGACATCCACATACAGCGTCGATGCGGATACGGTTGTGATCCTCGACGCCTATGTGACTGTCAACCAGTCTGGCAGCGACATTGATCGCATCATCATGCCGATCAGCCGCACGGAGTACGCAAGCTATCCCAACAAGGAGCAGCAGGGCTTCCCGACTGTCTTCTGGTTCGATAGGCTCTTGTCTCCTACGGTCACGATCTGGCCTGTTCCAGATACGTCTACTGGCCCACAGTATCTCAAGTACTACAGAGTCAGGCGCATCGAGGACTCCAACTTCACCAATGGTCAGCAGCTAGACATCCCGTATCTTTGGATGGAATGCTACGCATATGGTCTAGCGCAGCGTCTTGCGATGGTTTGGGCTCCTGATAAGGTTGCGCTGCTGAAGCCTATGGCTGATGAAGCTTATGCAATTGCTGCTGATCAGAACATCGAGACCGCGCAGCAGTACATTTCTCCGATGGTTTCTGGATACTTCCGTCCGTAAGGAGGCGTCATGGGCTACGCTTCACGGTCTGGAAGAGCAAGAACCAGTTCAAGAGATCCGCGCGCTTTCGCTGTCTGTGATCGTTGTGCCATGTGGTACAACCATCATCAGCTTCGCTGGCAGTTCGATTGGGCTGGTGCATCGCTGATCAACAAGCGGATGCTTGTTTGCAATACCTGCTACGATCAGCCTCAGAATCAGCTTCGCGCCATCGTCGTCCCGGCAGATCCGACTCCGATTGTCAATCCGCGCACGGAGCCGTATGCCTACGACAGTTCCAACAAGCGTCAGGTCTCTGGCTACAACACGACGAATGCCTCCACGGGCATCCCTGTTCCGGGTGGCGCTACTCGCGTCACTTCTGCTGGCGGGGCGGCTACGACTGATCCTCGCGTCACCCAGACAACGGGCGAAGGGGCTGGCGGCACGAACCAGCTTCCCGGCACAGATCCCAATGCAGTCACCTATCGCACGATCACCAATGCCGTTGATAATGGCTCTGGCTTGATCAGGCTTACGGTCGCCACGACGAATGGCATGATCACAAATCAAAGCGTGACCGTTCGTGAGGTTGATGGTGTGTCTGCTGCGAATGGGAACTGGACTATCACGGTAGTGAACAGCACGCAGATCGATCTTCAAGGGTCTGCATTTTCGGGTTCCTACGCCTCTGGCGGGTATGTTATCAATAACCCGAGCCTGCCATACGGCTTCACCGAGATCCCAAGGACCGGACCCCTCTATGGCTGAGATCCAAATCCCTAATCTCCCCGTTGCGATCTCCCTGAACGGGACAGAGCAGGTCGAGGTTGTACAGTCTGGTACGTCGCGCCGCGCCACGACGCAGCAGATTGCCGATCTCAAGGGTGTTGGCCCGACTGGCCCGACTGGTGTCATGGGTCCAACGGGACCGACAGGCTCGACTGGCGCGACAGGCCCGACTTCGACTGTCCCCGGACCTACTGGCCCCACAGGATCTATTGGCCCCACAGGCCCCACCGGCCCCACAGGATCGCTTGGACCTGCTGGACCTACTGGACCTACCGGAAGCACCGGAGACACCGGCAACACGGGTCCTACGGGTCCTACGGGGCCTACTGGCCCGACAGGATCGATTGGCATCACGGGGGCAACTGGCCCCACCGGCCCAACCGGCTCGACCGGCTTGACTGGCCCCACAGGTCCAACTGGCCCAACGGGAGCAACAGGCCCGACAGGCGCAACTGGACTCACCGGATCAACTGGACCTACTGGACCGACCGGAGCAACTGGTGCAGGCGGAACGCTTGGATATTACGGAGCGTTCTACAGCGAAGATGATCAGACCGCTGCTGCTACAAATACCGCATATGCAATGACACTTGACGTAACATCAGAGGCCAGCGGAGTTTCAATTGTATCTAATTCAAGAATTACTTTTGCATATGCTGGCACTTACAACGTTCAGTTTTCCGCTCAATTCCACAATACTGGCGGGAGTGGATCTGGAAATACCGTAAATATCTGGCTAAGTAAAAATGGGACAAATGTTGTCGAAAGTGACACTAGGCTTACTGTCCCTTCAAATGCTCCATATGTCGTTGCCGCTTGGAATTGGGTTATAAGTCTTGCTGCAAATGATTATCTTGAAATAATTTGGTCTACAGATAACACAGCAATTCAGATGGAGGCAGAGCCTGCCGGTGGAATTCATCCATCCATTCCATCGCTAATTGTTACTGCTCAGCAAATTATGTACACACAAGTTGGGCCAACAGGTCCAACTGGTGCTACAGGTCCGACTGGTGCTGTTGGTCCGACTGGCCCGACAGGGGCTACAGGTGATACCGGATTGACTGGTCCTACTGGCCCAACAGGCCAAACTGGTCCGACTGGTCCGACTGGTCCGACAGGAGTTACAGGTTCTATTGGTCCTACTGGTCCAACTGGAGCAACTCCGTCTGTAGCCGGATCAACAGGATATGTTCAATACAATAGTTCCGGCGCCCTAGGAGCCAGCGCAAATCTGTTTTGGGATATTTCAAATAATAGACTGGGAATTGGAACAACAGGTCCAAGCGTTACTTTGGATGTTTTGTCTGCCTCTGGAATAAAAACAACTCAGGCGTCTACTCAAGATGCAATTGCTCTCCTTGGCAGGGCTGGTGGTGCTGGCAGTTACATCGCAACTCTCACTCCAACTACCCTATCTGCAAGCAGGACTCTTACACTCCCTGATGCAACAAGCACAGTCGCTGTTCTTGGCGCGAATCAGTCCTTTAGCGTCGCCCAGCGTGGCTCCATCACGGCTCTGTCTGATGCGGCTACAATTACTCCAGATTTCAACGCAGCGAATAATTTCTCTCTCACCATCGGCGGCAACCGCACGCTTGCGAACCCGACCAACCTCGCGGCAGGACAAAGCGGAGCTATAGTCATCACGCAGGACTCGACTGGCGGAAGGACATTGGCATATGGATCGTACTGGAAGTGGTCTGGAGGTGCTGTTCCGACATTGACAACAACTGCAAGTGCTGTTGATGTAATCGTTTACTACACAAACAGCACTACATCTATTACCGCAACCATGATTAACGATGTGAAGTGAAGCCATGATTGTCCCCGGCTCCGCAAATGCTCTGCTTCTTTCTCAGGGTGGATACCAGATCCAGAACTCGCTGCGCTTCCGCGCGAGCAACAGCGCGTACCTGTCGCGCAGCTTTGGCAGCCCGACATCCAACATCAAGTGGACTTGGTCTGGCTGGATCAAGCGAGGCGCGCTAGGATCGCAGCAGATATTTTGTGGTGGAGACGGGTCGAGTAACAATTTCTTTGCTGTCACTTACACCGCCAGCGACACAATCCAGATCTCGCAGATAGCTAGTGGCGCGTACAACTTACAGATGGCGACGACTGCCGTCTTTCGTGACCCGAGCGCGTGGTATCACCTCGTCGTGATCTACGACAGCGCCAACGCCACCAGCACAGACCGCATCCAGATCTACGTCAACAATTCGCGACAAACTGTCAGCTATTCAACGGGTCCGTTTGGCGCGTCCACCGCATGTCAATGGAATGTGTCGGGCCGCACTCACTACCTGAGAAAGCTGGACTATGCTGCGCTCTATGGAGACATGTACGCAGCCAACGAGACCTTCATAGACGGCCAAGCCCTGACGCCCTCCAGTTTCGGCCAGACCGACGCCACGACCGGCGTGTGGGTTCCGAAGGCGTACTCTGGCACCTATGGCAACAACGGTTTCTTCCTTCAGTTCAAGGATGCCGCCAGCACCACGACCATCGGCTACGACACCTCTGGCAACTCCAACAACTTCACCACCAGCGGCATCTCGGTGACGAGCGGCGTCACGTTCGACCAGATGACCGACACGCCGACGAACAATTATTGTGTCCTTAGCCCGATCAACAAATCTACCGCAGGCGGGACCGTCAAGAATGCTAACCTCACTTGGAATTCCGGTGGGGGCGGGGCTGCTTTCTATCTGGTGCAAAGCACGTTCGTGCTTTCAGGGAAGTGCTACTGGGAATACGTCGTTCCAGCTTCTATTACATTTCCGCGCCCCGGAATCATGCGGGCAGATCAATCTCCGCCATCCAGCGGAGCTTCATACTGGCCGGGCGGCGCCTCTGGCCCAGCCAATGCCGTTGGGTATGTCTGCGGCGATGGTGATGTCTACGTCGGAGGAGTTGCCGTTGTTACAGGAGCAACTCCGTCTGCTGGCGACATCATCATGTTCGCGTTTGACGCCGCTACCGGCGAGCTTTGGGTTGGACGCAACGGAACGTGGCTCAATTCTGGTGACCCCGCCGCTGGAACTGGAGAAGTCACCACGGTCTCGCTGTCGTATAGCTGGGTGGCAACGGTGTGCGATGCGTCTACGCAAGACGCGGATATCAACTTCGGCCAGCGTGCCTTCGCCTACACCCCGCCCAGCAACTTCAAGGCGCTGAACACCGCGAACCTATCGGTTCCGACGATCAAGAAGCCCGCGCTCTACATGGACGCCACGCTGCGTACTGGCACGGGCGCGACGGCAAGTGTGTCTTCGCTGAGCTTCCAGCCTGACCTTGTGTGGACTAAAAGCCGCAGCGCAGCAACCAACAACAATCTTTTTGATAGCGTTCGAGGAGTACAAAACGGCATAGTGTCTAATTCTACAGCAATTGAATACTCAGACGCTAATACCCTAACAGCATTTAACAGCAATGGCTATACATATGGTAGCGATGCTTCTTCGCGCGGAGTCAACATCAACACCAATACTTATGTTGATTGGGTGTGGAAGAAGGGTGTAACACCCGGATTTGATATAGTAACTTGGACTGCTGACGGAACATCTCCAAGAAATATTTCTCATTCACTTGGAGCTGTCCCCAAATTCATAATTACGAAGCAGCGTTCTCCTAATGCTGAAAATTGGTTTACATACCATTCGGAGATGGGGGCAACAAAAAATTTGCGTCTTGATGAGTCTGTTGCTGCTCAAACGCAAATAGGCGCATGGAACGATACTGCTCCTACCTCCACTCAATTTACAACTGGAAATTTTGCAAACTTTACTACAAACGGAAACACTCTAGTCGCTTATCTCTTCGCCGAGATATCCGGCTTCTCCAAGTTCGGCAGCTACGTCGGAAATTCCAGCTCTGACGGACCATTTGTGTGGTGCGGATTCCGACCAAAATGGATTTTTCTCAAAGGGCAGAACATCGCCACTTCTTGGAGGCAGTACGACGCCGCGCGGATGCCAAACAATGAAGCCAAGTCGCCGCTGTATTTCAATGCAGCCAACGCCGAGTCGGCGGAAGCTAACGGCATCGATATTCTTTCAAATGGCTTCAAGTTGAGATGGTCTGATAACGTAATCAACGGAAGTGGCAGCACATACATTTTCGCTGCGTTTGCCGAGGCTCCATTCAAGTATGCGAGGGCAAGATGAGATTTTCTCTTCCAGATGGTCAGGTCGTAAGAATTGATCAGTCGTTCGTAATGAACGAGATTCAATATCCGCCAAACTGGATTCGCTCAATGAGCGTAATTGAGCGAATTGAATTTGGCGCAATAGAATTGCCAGAAGATAATGTGCCTGAACCGACTCCATATGTTCCTACTGCTATGGATGAAATTAGAAATTTAGAAGCTTTGGTCACTCCTCGCAGGCTTCGTGAAGCCGTTCTGACAGAGGATGGTAAGGCTTGGCTTTCTGGAGTTGAATCACAAATTGCTGCACTAAGGTCTTCTATTTCTGGAAATAATGTGACATGAAAATTTGCGTTTATGCAATTAGCAAAAATGAAAAGCACTTTGTCGAGCGTTTTTGCAACTCGGCAAGTGATGCGGATTTGATTCTGATTGCAGACACAGGAAGCACGGATGAAACGGCTGAAGAAGCTGTAAGGTGCGGGGCAATCGTTCACGACATCTGCATCACACCTTGGCGATTCGATCTGGCGCGGAATGCTGCCCTCGCCTTGATCCCTCGCGACATCGACATCTGCATCAGCCTTGATCTAGACGAGGTCATGGAACCGGGCTGGCGCGAAGAGATCGAGCGTGTGTGGAAGCTGGGAGAGACCACTCGCCTCCGATACATGTTTGACTGGGGATGCGGCATCAAGTTCATGTACGAGAAGATCCACGCTCGTCATGGCTATCGCTGGCATCATCCCTGCCATGAGTATCCCGTGCCAGATGGTCGCATCACCGAGAACTGGGCGCAGACAGAGAAGCTTTTGGTCAGCCATCATCCTGACCCGACCAAGAGCCGGGGGCAGTACCTCGACCTGCTTTCCCTGTCCGTGCAGGAAGATCCTGACTGCCCGCGCAATGGCTTCTACTACGCTCGCGAACTGACGTTCCACGCTCTCTGGGACGATGCCATCAAGGCTCTGAAGAGCTATCTGGACCTTCCGGGCGCGACATGGCCCAACGAGCGGTGCTATGCGATGCGCCTGCTCGGGAAGTCCTACAACGAGCTAGGTGACCAGTATCAGGCAGAGCATTGGTACGTCCGTGCGGCGGCAGAGGCTCCCAACACGCGCGAGCCTTGGTGCGAGCTTGCCATGCTGATGTACCGGCAGAGTCGATGGGAGGAGTGCTTCGCCTTCTCGATGCGCGCCCTGAAGATCGTCAATCGCGATCTGGTCTACACTTGCGATCCAGAGGTCTGGGGGCATTGGCCGCACGATCTGGCGAGCATCTCCGCTTGGCAGATTGGTATGCATCAGGTCGCTTTGGAGCAAGCGAAGCTTGCCGTCGAGAAGACGCCCAATGATCTTCGACTCGTCGGCAATTTGCGGTATATCGAAGACCACATGGCAAACCCAGAGAAGAAGGTAGCCTAGTGTCATGGAACTCCAGTCCCTGCTGAACATTGGTGTTGGCGTTGTTTTGGCGGGAGTGGGCTGGTTCTCTCGTCAGATTTGGGAAGCCGTCAACGAGCTTCGCAGGGATGTGCATGAGATTGAAGTTGATCTTCCAAAAAGCTATGTTCGCAAAGATGAATTTGCAGAAAGCGTAAGGGAGATCAAGGCAATGCTTGAGAAGATATTTGACAAGCTAGATAGCAAGGTTGACAAGTGACAGAGCCTGTCAGCGGAGCAGCTAGCGGCTTTGCACTTGGCAAAGCTTTAACGGCTACTGCGGGCTTCTTTGGAGGTCTTTCGGTGTCGTTCTTCTGGCAGCCGAAGAAGCTTCACCAGTACGGAAAGCTTGCCGCTGGTGCAATCGTTGGCGGAATCGCTGTTGCCGCATCCATCACTCTGGGTGGAATTGTCTCTCACTACATAGGCATCGACGTAAACAATGCCGATGCTGCTCTTGCAGTCGGATATGTCATTGGCGTCATGTCTGTGTTTGTCCTAAGCATACTTGTGAATTTCTTTGAGAAGAAGGAAGACAAAGATATATTTGAGGTTGCCTCTGATGTTAAGTCCATGAGCAGGAATTTGCGGTCAAAGCCCCCTAAGAGGAGGCGAAATTGAGCGTAGAAACTATTGGATTTTCTGTTCTAACCATTACAAACATAACTGCTGTTTGCATCATATTTGCCGGCGCTCTTCGCGAGAAGATGCGTCTATATCCGACTTGGCACAAGATTGGACTTCTTGTTGCGGCACTTGGTCTTTCGGCGCAGGCTTTCAGGAACATTCAGTTCTTGATGACCGGAGTTTCTCCGTCCGACACGGACATGCCGCTATGGGCTCTGAAAGATGTGGGAATTAGTATTGTCGCCTTTGGCTACCTATATCTTGCTGCAACTGGCAAGTATCCTGCTACGATAGAGAAAATTCATCACAAGCCTGCTACAAAGAAAACTAGGAGGAAGAAATAATGGACTTTATGAAGATCATTGGTGCCGTCGCGCCCAGCCTTGCGACCGCTGTTGGTGGTCCGATTGGAGGCATGGCGGCCAAGTTCATCACGGATGCGCTTGGCATTCCCAACGATTCGTCCAAGGACGACATCGCCAAGGCAGTCAACAATGCCACGCCAGATCAGCTTCTGGCTCTGAAGAAGGCAGAGAACGACTTCACCGTTCGCATGAAGGAGCTTGATATTGATCTGGAGCGGATCGCATCCAGCGACAGGGATAGCGCGCGCCGCCGCGAGTCTCAGGTCAGAGACTGGATGCCCCGCATCCTCGCTTTCGTCATTGTGGCCGGTTTCATGGGAACGGTCTTCATGGTGCTGCTTGGTTACGTCGAGGGCATGAAAGATCCCTTGATGGCAACCACAGTCGGAACTCTGATCGGCTTCGTTTCTGCAAAAGCTGAGCAGGTCATCGCTTACTATTTTGGCAGCAGCAACAGCAGTCAGCAGAAGACTGCTCTTCTCGCGGAGAAGAGGTGATGCGTAGCTTTCATGGCGAGGCGCGGAAGATCACCACAGATGAGATCGACGCTCTCGCCAACCATCTGGAGATCGAGCCTGCTGCCTTTCGTGCGGTGATTGCCGTCGAGGCTGCTGGCTCCGGGTATGATTCCAAGGGCAGGCCCAAAGCTCTCTTTGAGCGGCACTACTTCTACAAGTATGTCTTCGACAGGCCGGTTCTTCTGGCGCGGGCTATGGAAGCTGGTCTTGCCTATAAGGCTTGGGGCATGAAGCCCTATCCAAAAGGTTCTGATGCGGTCTACGACGAGATCCAGCGGGCCTGCGAGATCGATGAACATGCCGCCCTCATGTCTACGTCATGGGGGCTAGGTCAGATCATGGGATCGAACTTTCGGATGGCTGGGTGCAAGTCTGTTGAGGATATGGTTGACGAAGCTATGGCATCCGAAGCCAACCAGCTTCGACACATGGGCGAATTCATCCGAAGTGCCAATCTGATCCGTCCCCTGAAGTTCAAGGATTGGGCGGCATTCGCCAAGGGCTACAATGGCCCCGGCTACGCACGGAATGCCTATGACACGAAGCTTGCGGAGGCTTATACGAGGCTATCCGCAAAGACTTGAAGCTGCTAGACTGAGGGGGAAACGGAGCCGCAGATGACAACCGGCCTTACCTACACTCAGTATGTGACGCAGATCGCTACCTTGGCTGTGGTCGAGGAGACTGATCCTGCGTTCGTGACGATCCTTCCGCAGATGATCACCTATGCGGAGAACAGGATCTATCGCGATCTTGACTTCCTGTTTACTTCAATTGCCAACACAAGTTACGGAACAACAGTTGGCAGTAGGCAGATCAGCGTTCCGTCAGGTACGTTTGTCGTGCCGGAACAGATCAATATCATCACTCCAGCGGGAACCAGCAATCCAGACCTTGGCACTAGGAACTCCCTGCTCCCATGCACCAAGGAGTTCCTCGACATCGTTTATGGATCTGCATCTAACACGGGGCTTCCGCGATACTTCTGTCCGTTCGATGACTACACATTCCTGCTTGGTCCGTATCCAGATGCCGCCTACACGGTGGAGATCATCGGAACCTACAGGCCAAATAGCCTTGCGGCTGGCAATCCAACCACATTCATCAGCCTGTATCTCCCCGATCTGATGATCATGGCGAGCATGATCTATGTCTCTGGATACCAGAGGAACTTTGGTCGCGCCAATGATGATCCTCAGATGGCTATCAGCTACGAGAGCCAGTATCAGGCTCTTCTGAAGGGTGCGATGGCGGAAGAGAACCGCAAGAAGTTTGAGGCTGCTGCTTGGTCGTCGCAGTCTCAGTCTGCGACTGCGACTCCGACGCGAGGCTGATCATGCCTCATGCCTCCTTCAAGCTCCTTCCGGGCGTCGATCAGAACAAGACGCCAGCCCTGAATGAAGCAGCGATCAGCGAAAGCCAACTGATCAGGTTTGTTCCTGATCGGACGCTTGGCGGTCTCGTTCAGAAGCTTGGCGGGTGGACGAAGTTCTTCCCCGACACCATCGGCAGCATCGTTCGCTGCCTATGGGCATGGGAGGACACGAATGCGAATTCGTACCTTGCCATTGGCGCGGAGGGCATTGCCGCTGGTGGTGGTCAAGCACTTGAGGTGATCAACAGCGGGGTTGAGATCGACATTACTCCTCAGACTGTGGAATCTGATGCTGCGGTTGACTTTTCCACAACATCTGGAAGCAGTACAGTTACGGTTATTGATGCAAACTTTACGGTTGATGCATATGATGTAGTCAATATACAAACTCAAGTTAGTGTTGGTGGGCTTATTCTTTTTGGTCAATATGCCGTTACTCCGGTAAGCTCAACGTCATATACAATTGAGGCTAGGGATGCTCTTGGCTCCCATTCATTTGCCACATCTACTGTTTCAAATGGCGGGGCGGTTCCAGAATATGATACAACAAGCGGAAGTGATTTTGTTGATGTGACTCTTGCGGATCATGGATATGTGACTGGAAGTACGTTTACCGCTCTTGTCGCAACATCTGTTGGCGGAGTTACAATTTATGGCAATTACACAGTAATTTCTGTAACCAGCAGTAGTGTGTTTACAATATCAGCAAGTACGCAGGCAACGTCTACTGCTAATGCTCTTGAAAATAACGGCGATGTTCATTTTCTATATCTTAATGGAGTTGGGCCAGTTCCAAGTGGATCTGGATTTGGCGTAGGTGGCTTTGGTGTTGGAGGATTTGGAAGCGGTATTGCTCCGTCTCCAGACCTCGGAACTCCTATAAATGCCGTGGATTGGACAATAGACAATTGGGGTGAAATACTAATTTCTTGCCCGCTCAATGGACCAATTTATCAATGGAATCCATCTAGCGGAGATTTGATTGCCATCGCAATTGCAAATGCTCCTCCGGTTAACGCAGGAATGTTTGTTGCGATGCCGCAGCGACAAATTATCGCTTGGGGATCTACATTCACGGGCATTGGAGACCCTCTTCTCATACGTTGGTGCGATGTAAACGATTACGATTCATGGATTGCCTTGATCACCAATCAGGCTGGCTCCTATCGCATTCCCAAAGGATCTCGCATCGTTCAATGCATTCAGGGTCCGCAGCAGGGATTGATTTGGACGGATCTTGG